TTTTACTTGTGGAATAGACGTAAGGATTTCATTTTGGAATAAAAGTTCTAATTGTTGTAAAATTTTATTTTTGTTCATTTTTCCTTATATAAACATCTGACTGATTGTTAATTTTTGTAACTAAACTTTTACGTATTAAAGAATCCGCTATAAATTGATCATGCTCTTCTAGATCTTTATAGCGTTTTGGTTTTGTATCTAATTTATCTAACAGTGTTTGTTCTTCACTACTAGTATAGATACCAAAATCTCCTAATAATTCATTTACTTTCATTTTTCTTCAGGTAGTCCTTTGTGCTTAGTGCTAGCAAAATCTTTTGCATCTTTCTTTTTCATGTTGCTTGCAACTTTTGCTACCTCATCAGATGCCGGTTGCTCTCCTTTTTGTGCTGCGTGTACCATGCCCATAAAACGTTGTTGTTTTCTTGATACTGCCTTCTCCATTGCTGCAACTTCTACCTGTTCGCCTGGTTTAATGGTTTGGTCAACTTCTCCAGATTGTTGCGTATTTACTATGAACTTGTTACTGGTAGGATCTTTTGTAATCATTCCTGGCTTAGTTGGATCCTTAGGTATCAGAGTTTGTATCTTTGTTTTTGGGTCTACCAGCGTGGTTTGCTTTGGGTCATCTGCTACTACTTGTAAAGTTTGCTCTCCTAGTATATCAGCTACTTTCATTAGTTATTCCTTTTATTCATGCTTTGTACCCTTTTAGACGCTGGGTTTACACGTTTTGTTTTTTTTGCTTTCCTAGCTAGCTTCGAGCCTAATCTAGCTTTTGTCTTTTTTAACGTTATTCTTTTTTTAATATCAATAGGTGCAAAGCATTGTGCAGGATTGCTAACTACACGACCATTCCTACGCCCGCCTGAACAACGATATTTACGGACAACAGATTGTCCTGATCTTGCCCAAACCTGCTTTTCACCTAGTATTTCGTTAACTAACATTAGCTTATCTTATCCAGTATAACCACTACTGTAGATAGAAATCCTACAATAATAGTGGCTGCAGCTCCTATAAAGACTTTTATCATTGCCTTATTGCCTGCAAGGATATCATTATGAACACGTTCTACTTTATCTTCTATAACAGATAATCGTTTATCTAATTGTTGATATCTTTCTTGGCACAGTTCAACGTGCGCTTCAAGATGTTGTTTTTCAATTTCCGTTGCAGACAATGTAATCCTCCAAATATATATTATTTATGCTTATATATCAAAGATAAAACTTATATTTTTATCAGACTCATTGTCTGGATTAAAAACTGGTTCAGATATTTCTGCTGTTTCGTTGAGATTTAATACAATTGGAACTAGCTGGAAGTCTTCTATTAAAGAATTTTCATCAATTGATGTGGCTTCTCTTTCACTTTCAAAGGTAACAATCCAATAATTTTGTTTGCCTTTGAAATTACTACCTAAATTATATTGCGTTATGCCGCCTGATTTTAGTTCACAATTAACAGGCATCATGTTAGCCCTTATGTTAACCGTTTGTACAAGTGTGTTGAAATTTGATTGCTGTGAATATTTTTTTGTGTCACCATCTCTTTTTTCTCTTGTCTCGGTGACGTCAACAAGAGAAATTGCTTGTAGTCTCATAGTATTATTTACAAGCCAAAAAAAAAGCACCATGTAAAAATGGTGCTTTTATCGGTTATAATTTATGGTTTAAATTATAGAGCTGGTTCAAATATACAAACTTTTGCAACTGTAACGTTTGTCAATGCACCTGACATTCCTGCTGCTGCGGTAGCTTCTGTAAAGTCGCCTGTACCTTGCATTCGTAAATAAACGAGTTCGTCTGCAGTAGTGTTTGTAAGCTCTGCGCCATCCTCTGTGCCTACAGCACCTACTGTGAAAGCATGATCACTTTGGGTAACACCGTCACCTGTACCGTGTGGCATTGTTAAATAAGCAACTACGTCATTAATTACTGTATCAGTAACTCCACCATTAGCAGTGGTTCTTGCAATACTTACAATAAATTCTTTACCTACACCTGATTGTGATTTTCCATTTCTCAAATAATTTGCGGCAATATCCGTTCCTATTAAACTTGGCATTTTTTTCTCCTTTTAATTCATATGCCTTATGCCTATAAGGCTTCTACTTTTATTTATCATCGATAAATTAAAACTTTTTGTTACGCTGTTTTTTAGCTCTTTTTTGTAAAGATTTTAACATATTGATGTAAGTAGGTCCTGCAGTAACAATGTCATCCATGATTTCGGCTACAGGAGCGTAAGCCCTAACCATATTACTGGGTATTGCTTTTCCATCTCTTGTGTTTTGTAGGAAATTTTTGATTAATATTAAATTTTCTGGCTTTGCTAACAATCTATAATATGTCAAATCTTGACTAGTTGTTACAATATCAGGCTTGCTAACGGTTGGTTCAGGATCAGCTTGCCATTGACTTTCTAAATCAAAGTGATTAATTAATTTTTCAAAGTCTTCTATTATATCACTATTACGTAATTTTGCTCGTGCTGCAAATAACAACCTGGTAGCAATAGCTTTTTGTCTACGTTTATCCTGCTGGTTAAGCTTGCCAACGCTTCTCCTAATTTCTTTGTAATCGCTGTTGTTTATATGAAGACCATTCTCTAACCTTATAAACATTTGTTGCACCATAAAGGGCCTATTACCATTTGAAACTTTTGTAAAGTAATCTATTACATCTGGTAATGGTAATGCGGTCGACGCCTGGGCTCTTTGTGCAGCTTCTAGATCTTTTAATTTTCCTAATGCATGTTCGTCGCCATTTAAAAAATATAGGAAATTATAGGCATCAGTGCCGCTTATCTTAAAATGTTTAAAATTATCATATTTTGTGCGCCTACAATAGTTTTGTACAAAGTGTGTGCTGTAAGGCATTTCACGCATCATTTCTAGCACAAGCATTATTAGATAAAATTTTTCGCAGCAGTCATTATAGGTTAGGGTTTTTTGATTACTCTCATCACGGGTCATTCGACCTTCGTTTAAATCTCTAAGGAAGTCCATATTATCTTTCTACTGCTCTATTTGCGGCTGTAAACCCGCCTCTGTCTACTAGCTTAATTGCTCCTTCAGGATGCGCCATTACAAAGCCTTCACCGCCTGGCTTATCGTTTATGTAAGCTTTTACAGGAACATCTTGTGCTTCTAGCTGATTAATTATATTGTGTTTTACATTTTGTATACCTGTAACAATTTGCCATAAAGCTGCAACCCCTCCTTGTTGTCGTCCGACAAATTCTGCAATTTTTGCTTTTTTGTTTTGACTAACTTTGCTTGTTGATAGCCATTCTAGGAAATCCTTACCTAAATTTTCCATACCTGTATCAACTTTGCTGTTTACATAGGTATACAAAATATTAGGAAAGTCTGTTATTTTCATTGACGCTAAAGTGTTCTTATCAAGTAAGGAATCTATAGCTGCAGCATTTTTGCTAGTTAAAGCCTGTAATTTTTTTATTTCAGTATCGTCAACCTGTGGTGCTTCCTGTGCTGTAACAGGAGGCATAACTAGCACTTCGTTGCCTTTAAAGAAAGTTTCGGGATCAATTTTTAAACTGGTTTCATCACCGTTAATATCAATTTCATTATGTATTACTACTGCTGATTTACTCCTAGCAATTTGCATACCAAGAACACTTTTTGCATCTACAGTGTAGGTTACAATGTTAGGCTTAAATGTAAACTTACCTTTTACCAGTAGAGGTGTATTGTAGTAAAGTAAATCTCCTTTAAAATAGCCTACGTGATCTCGCGGCGTTGCTTTTTCGTATTCATCGAAGATATCACGCATACTTCCTGCAAACTGTCTATATGAATCTTCAGGTTCAATTCCTCTGCTTAGTTTCCTATTTAAGATCATTTTTTCTAGATCTTTGGCGCTAGTGCTTTTACCGTCATATCCTTTAGCTGAAAAACCGCTTTTATCTGTTAATACAAATTCGCCTTTTTCGTTCCTTCCAAAAATAACAGCAGGAGACCCATCCCACTTTACAGTGACGTCAGTATGTCCGCCTTGTTCGAGATTTTTTAAAGCTTCGATTGCCCGTGTAGCACCTTTACTTCCTTCCCAGAAGACTATGTCTTCTGCATGCTGGATACGTGCTCCTTCCATAAGTGGTATTGAGTTGGACTGATAAAATTCAAAAAATCTCATATTCCGGCTAGCTCCTTTATACGCTGAATCTCCGTGCCTTCCGGTAGTGTGAGTCTGTCTCTTTCAAATGCAGTACGAGCATCTGCAGTAATTTGTTCTAGATCGCTTCTTCCTCTGATAGCATCATATATACTGGTAACAGTTTCTAAACTTTTCGCATCGTTATTTTTACCAAGTAACATTTTTGCTATCTCATCGGGTTGATCTGAAATAACATCGTCAGTTGCCCTATCAATTAATCCTCGCAGGTAACTCCATTTCATTCCTTGTGCTTTAGCAATACTAGCTAAAAGTAAATGCCTATGTTTACCTTTGTATTGGCTGCCACCAGGTTCACCACGCATACTCCATTTTAACCATTCAGGATTTCCAAACATTAAATCCGTTTGCACAAATCCTAGTGACTCATCGCCGTTTATTGGTGTTTTAAAGTGTACATTGATGCCGGACTTGGCAATCCATTCTTTTGGATTTTTTCCATTTTGTTTACACCAAGCAGATAATTTTTGTACCATTTCATCTTTTGATACATCATCTATGTTGACAGCAACATCTAGATCACCTGAAGTGTCTGCTACGCCAGTACTACCTAACTTAAAATCATTATGTGGCAATCCTGTAATTTTTTCTAGCCAAGCAAGTGTAGTTTCAACATCTAGCCTGTCTATTCTTTTAGTCGCTAGTGATTTGTCTGGATTTTTAAAAACATTACCACCTTCTTTTAAGAGCATTAAAGTTTCCTTTTATTCTCAATTATACGTTGTATTCCTCTTTTAAATTTATTTGGATCAGCCGAACGGATACTATTAATAAATCTTTTTTCTAATTCAGCAGCTTCTGCAGGAGTATAATTTTCATAAATTAAATTAATCAAATTAATAGAACTGTTAATAATATTATTAGCTGTTGTATCAATGATTAAATCATTGTTTTTATTTAGAGCAAGATTACTTAATTCTTGCAATATACTTCTAGTTTGTTTTCGCATACACGTATCCTCTTATTGTATTTATTTTAAAATGTTACACAAAGAGGCTACTAATAGATTCTTCATTGGTTACACGACGTATAGCTTCTCCAAATAAATTTGCGACACTTACTTGCCTTACCCTACATCCATCTTCACAATGATCTGCAATCGTATCAGTGATAACTAGCTCAGTTAAAACGCTCTCTCTTACCCTGATACAGGCACTTCGACTTAGCACACCATGTGTAATGTAGGCCTTTACATCAATTGCACCTGCATCCATAATGGCTTTTGCAGCATTGCATAAGGTACCTCCACTGTCTACGATATCATCTACTAGGATAGCATGTCGACCTTCCACATCACCAATTAAATGCATTACTTCACTCTTACCAGCCGCAGGTCTACGTTTATCAACAATAGCAATGTTACCATGGAAAGCGTCTGCAAATTTACGAGCACGGACAGCACCGCCTGCGTCTGGACTTACAAACACATACTCACTACTGTCTTTTTGATGTTCCTTGATATCTCTTGCAAAGATAATCCTACTGGTAAGATCGTCAACAGGAATATCAAAAAACCCTTGTATCTGTCCTGCATGTAAATCCATAGTCAGTACACGATCAGCACCTGCTGTAGTAAGTAGGTCAGCAACTAGCTTTGCTGTAATGGGTGTGCGGCTGGCACTCTTGCGGTCTTGTCTAGCATATCCGAAATATGGAATGACTGCTGTAATACGTTGTGCAGAACTACGTTTAGCCGCATCAATCATAACCATGAGTTCCATTAGGTTATCGTTGACCGGAGTACTTGTTGATTGGATTATAAAAACATCTTCTCCTCGGATATTTTCTAAGAATTCTACAGAAGTTTCTCCGTCTGAAAACCTGTCAATCTTAGCCGGTACAAGTGTACTAAAACTATGCTCTGCAATTGCGTTTGCAAGAGGCTGATTTGAATTTCCTGCGATTAGTTTCATTATTCTTTAGATTAAGGTTAAATTATTATAATACTGTAAAAAGTTATTTACGTCAACCTAATAATATATCAAGGATGTTTTGATTAGATATATCTGCGATCTTGGCACCGCAAGCTTCGGCTTCTTTTGCAAGCAATTTATGTGCATTGTTGTTACAGATACTTACAAAAAAATCACAGGCCTTAAACCATCCTGCAAGTTCTTGATCAGTTTGATAACTTACAAAGATTGTATCAGGTAGGTCGTTAAGTGCGGAATGGGCAAGCACAACACAAGTCGCTCTCGCAGGTAGTTCAAGTTCGCAAAATTCAGCAAGCTGTTCTTCTGCAAACCCTAAACTAACTGTAATTACTATTGGTCTACCGCAGTATAATGTAGCAGGATTTTCTCTGTTCCATATCGTACGGTCAATATCATTATCTTCCATAACAAAATATTTATGTTGATTTTTTATTATAGATAATTTATAATGATAAATAGTTTTGTGCATTTGCACAGTTACACACAAACATTTACACACATAGAAGGAGACACAAATGAACATTGTAACATCAATTTTTGATTGGTTGAATGGCAGCGCCAGTGAGCGAGATCGCGAACTAAAAACTTTCGTAAAATCAGAATATAAACATGATTGGGAATATGCTTTTAATACCCTAAAAGAAAGCCGACAGCTACCTCTTCTAGAGGATAGATGGAATGTTAGATAAGCTACGAGCATTAGGAAAACGTTTGCTTGCAGCTATTGAAAAAAGCCAAATGCGTAGGGCTCGTCGTGAGATGGAGCAAGGCGGATGGAGCTAGATCAATTTGCTTTTAAAGAAATTGGTCATAACATACTTGGCCCCAATCGAAACAGTTGGGGCTATGTATATACAATTGCAATATTTGCAAGAGATGATATCATTATTAAAACTATTACACCGAGTAAAACAAAAATAATTAAAAGATTTAGTTGTTGGAATGACGCTGCAGATTATGTAGAACTGATAAATGCAGATAGACGTTATTAATTTGCATCCACCCACTGGGCACTTTGGCCATCATCATAATATATTTTAAGCTTACCATCGGCAGAATTCCACCATAAATCTCCTTGACTAGGATTACTAGGGGAATTGTCTGACACAATTGCCTGTGCTGAAGCGGTTTGTTGTTGTGGTAAATCAGTTGGTACAAATGCATTAGCAGTTTGATCCCAACTTAGTATTTTTCCTTGTCCATTATCTGCATCTAATGTAACCGAATTAGAATCAACATCAGTGATATCAAATATCGTTGATATTGAACTGCCTGTAGATAATCCTGCTACAGTATCATTAAGTAATTTTTCATTTACAAGGAGAAAACCGCCTTTTGTTTCCTTGTTGTACAATCTTAGAGTATCATTGTCACTGTCAAAATAAATTTCTCCACGTGACCCTACGTTATTTTCTAGAAAATCTGAACCTCTTGGAATAATCCTAATCCTATTTACAATCGGCGATGATGACATAAAAAAATCCTCTTTAGAATATTTATCGTGTAATGTTGGTAAATATATTTGACATTTGAAAGCAAATGTTATATATTATTTTTTACACACACAGAGGAGTACAACATGACCAAAAATAATTATACCAACCAAACCTTTGACCAAATGAATGATATGATGAAAAACTTCATGCCCGTGGTAAAGCCTAATAAGAATGGATATGAAATCCGGACTAAAGTGCTAGAAATGGCA